GGCATTTGAACGTAGGATAATTAGAAACTTTGACAGAATAGCAGATGACTTTGACGATGAGACTGAATGACGTAAGCCCCGCAGAGTGGGACAGAGTGACCAAGGACTACAAAGAGCCGACAATAAAGACAGGGCTAGAGAAGTGGCAACGGTTGGCTGAAGAAGAAGCTAAAGAGTTAGACCCAGTGAATAACCCAAGCCATTACAATACAGGTAACATAGAATGTATTGATGCAATAGAGGAGTCCATGTCCAGTGTTGCATTCAAAGGCTATCTCAAGGGCAACTGCATGAAGTACCTGTGGCGTTATGACTACAAGGGTAAGCAGGTACAGGACTTACAGAAGGCAGGTTGGTACTTAACCAAACTAACAGCAATAGTGACAGAGGAGAATAACTAGTGGATCAGTATCAACAGTTTATACACAAGAGCAGGTACGCACGTTGGCTACCAGAGCAGGGCAGACGAGAGCGTTGGGACGAGACAGTCAACAGATACGTAGACTTCTGGAAAGACCGTGGACAGATAAACGATAAGGAAGCACTTAAGTTATTCAATGCTATCTTTAACCTAGAGGTCATGCCCAGTATGCGCTGTATGATGACAGCAGGAGAGGCACTGAACAAAGATAACGTAGCAGGGTTTAACTGTAGCTACCTACATATTGATTCACCACGTAGCTTTGACGAGCTTATGTATGTACTGATGTGCGGCACAGGTGTAGGCTTTAGTGTTGAACGTAACTTCATCAACAAGCTACCTGTAGTGGCTGAGACATTCCACAAGACTGACAGTGTGATCGTTGTGTCTGACAGCAAGATAGGTTGGGCATCTGCATTCCGTGAGCTTATCAGCCTACTGTACGCAGGGAAGATACCCAAGTGGGACATGAGTAAGGTACGGGAGTCAGGTGCTAGACTCAAGACATTCGGTGGTCGAGCCAGTGGGCCAGAGCCTCTTGATGATTTGTTTCACTTCTGCGTAGGTATCTTCCAGAAGGCCGCAGGTCGCAAGCTGACATCCATTGAGTGCCATGATGTATGCTGTAAGATTGCTGACATTGTAGTAGTCGGGGGTGTGCGTAGGTCAGCCCTGATTAGCCTGTCTAACCTGTCAGATCCACGTATGGCTAAGGCTAAGAATGGCAACTGGTGGGACACAGAAGGGCAGCGTAGGCTTGCTAACAACAGCGTAGCGTACACTGAGAAGCCAGACTTTGAGTCATTCCTTGCAGAGATGCAGAACATGTACGAGTCTAAGGCAGGAGAGCGTGGTATCTTCAGTCGAGTGGCGGCACAGAAGATTGCAGGACGTAACGGTAGGCGTGACCCTGAGCAGGACTTCGGTACTAACCCATGCTCTGAGATTATCCTACGCAGTAATCAGTTCTGTAACTTGTCAGAGATTGTAGTACGTCCTGATGATGATCTAGCTTCGTTAAAAAGAAAGTGTGAAGTGGCGGCTATCATTGGTACACTACAGGCTACGTTGACAGACTTCCGGTACTTACGGAATGTATGGAAGAGAAATACGGAAGAGGAAGCATTGCTAGGCGTGAGCATGACAGGCATCATGGATCACTACCTGTTAAGCAAAGGGGATTCACCTGACTTGGAGAAGTGGCTTGAACAGATACGTGACGTTGCTATTAAGACTAATGAGAAGTGGGCTACTAAACTTGGAATTAATCAGTCTGCGGCTATTACTTGTGTTAAGCCTAGCGGTACAGTATCTCAGCTTGTCGATAGTGCTAGTGGTATCCATCCTCGCTTCTCTGAGCATTACATTCGCAGAGTACGTAGCGACAAGAAAGACCCGCTTGCTCAATTCATGTCAGCGGCAGGATTCCCAGTAGAGCAAGACCTGATGAGTCAAGCGTCACTGGTGTACAGCTTCCCTGTTAAGTCTCCAGAGGGTTGTACCACGGTCAAACAGGTGGGTGCTATGGAGCAGTTAAAGCTGTGGAAAGCCTACCAGAATGGGTGGTGTGAGCATAAACCAAGCATTACTGTTTACTATACAGACGATGAGTTCTTGGAAGTAGCACAGTGGATATGGGATAACTTTGATCTGTGTAGTGGTATTAGTCTGTTGCCTTATAGCGATCATGTATATCAACAAGCTCCGTATGAGGACATAGACGCTGAGAAGTATGAGGAGTTACTTGCGGCTATGCCAGAGGGGGTGAACTGGGATGATCTGGAACACTTTGAGAAAGAGGATAACACGACAGGGAGTCAGGAGTTAGCGTGTGTAGGTGGTGCATGTGAGATAGTTTAGATATAACATGTTACAACTTGGGGGCATTGCGCCCCCTTTTTTATTCCTCTTGTCCACCCGTTGTAGTAGCCATTAGTCCAGTGCCGGTGTAAGGATCAAGACCACGAACAACTGCACCCGCTGTTGGTCTAGCGGCTACATAATCCTGTAGTATTTGTTCTGCTTCAGGTCTTCCTTCACGTTTTACTGGGCTTGTCTTTCCTCTAGATACGACAGTTTTACCTGCTTTCTCTAGTGCTTGTTCTGCCCAACGTGTCCCCATGATGTCTAAGTGCATTGGGCCTGAGATAGCCATAAGCTCACGAGGCAACGCTGTCTCTAGAAACTTACCGACAATAGGTAACTTCTCTAGGAAGTCATGCTTGTCTGACATAAAACCAATGGCTCTCCCATTAGGCATTACTTTCATTAAACCGTTGACTCCTCCTTCAACGACAGCACTACCCTTCATTCCTGATTGAACCCACAGCCCTTCTTTATTTAATTGATCTAAAGTCTGTGTTACTTGAAAGGTTTTTTCTTTATCAGCTACTTTCTTTAACTCACGCCACAGTTTTTCTTGTGTCATCTTGCCTTTGTTTTCACTGATTATTCTTCTAATGTGTTTATTAGCAGGATGTTTAAAAGCTAAATCTTTAAGATGATCTCCAGACTTACCACCGCTAGGTTCTTTGAACACAACTTTACGTTTACTGTCAGGCTTGTTTCCCCACGCTTTGTTAATCTTATCATGAGCCGTCATTAAAACAGACTTAGGTGTAGAAACTTTCTTACCTTCCGCTGTGTTAGTTTTAGTAGCCTTTGCTCCTTTTAAAAAGCTATCAAGAGTATCTGGTCTGTATCCTTGAACATTAGCAAAGTCTTCTATTTCAAATAAAGGATCGCCTATCTCTCCCTTTCGGTCAGACTGTTCAATGATGTGTCTATTAAATATAACTTGTGCGACAGCCTTATCTAAATCTCTATCTGAAGGATTGCCTTTATTTTTAAATAGGAGTTCATTGACAGCCTCCTGTCCTTTACGGCTTATCCCTGTCTCTCTGTATAGCCCTCTGGATACAGGGTTAAACAGACTGTCGATAGCAGCGGCTGCTCCACCCATTCCCCACTTCATAATACCTGTAATCTTTTTTCCTGCTAAAGCTACGTTTTTATCTGAAGTCTTTTCACCTTTATACTTTAAAGCTATCTTACCTAAAGACTGTTCTAGTTTTGTAGGGTCAACATCTGGCTTATCGTTACCATAGAAGTTATCAATATAGTTCTTAACACCCGCAGACCAAGCTCCTCTGTTAGCCCTTGCTCCTGCTTTAACTAAACCACCGCCTACACCTGCTGACGCTACGTTGAACACGTTACCTAAGTTCTCAGCAGTACGTGGGTTAGCTTCAGAGAAATCTAACACTAACTCTGTTGCTGCTTGTGCAGGAGCAGTAGACATGACAGCTTCAGTTGCTCTCCCTACAGCCTCTCCAATACCTAAAGCATCAGGAGTTAAAGCTGCGGCTGTTTCTCCTACAACATCTCCTATCATTCCTGCTGTTTGACCTAAACCAGATAGAGCAACTTCACCTAAGTTAGCGTCTATGATTCTTTCTTCTGAAGGAAGTGTAGCGTTAAGACGAGCCAGTGCTTCAGGAGTTCTAAACCTTTCAGGAAGACGACTAATCAAATCTCTTCTGTTGGAAATATCTTGAAAGGTTTGCTGTCTGCTTGATAGAGAATCACCCAAGTTACTGAGATACTTTACAAAGGCATTGCTTCTTGCTTGTTCATTAACAGCCATCAGTCTTCAAACCTCCTGTCTCTGCGTCTTTTCTCTTGACGCTGATTGTAGTTCTCTGCGCCACCACCTAACCAACTATATAACAGCGGCCCTGCTAACGGTATGCCTTTCAACACAGGAGAAAAGTCAGGGTCTTCCTCTCCAAGCTCCAATGTACCTGCAAGAACAGCCTCAATAACAGGAGTAGCGGGAGTCA